ACTGGGATGACGTTAGACTAGAAAGAATGTATGGCGCGGCAATGAGAAAAGAAAGTGACCGAGTGGTCATAATTCCAGGACAAGAAAAACCATTGTTTATGTCAGAGCCATTAGGTCAAACGTTTTTGCAATTTAAATCTTTTATATTGTCAGCTACGCAAAGAGTTTTAGTAGCAGGTTTGCAGAAACAAGATGAAGCGCAAATGATGGGATTCCTTGGATTAATTGGCGCAGGTACTACCACTTATTTTATCAAACAATCTATTTCAGGCAGAGAAATATCGGATGATCCGGCAGTGTGGGTAATGGAAGGAATAGACAGATCAGGTGCTATTGGCATTTTAGGAGAAATTAACAATACCGTAGAAAAAATGTCTAGCAATAACATAGGTTTGCGTTCATTATTTGGTATAGATGAAGTTAACATGAAACAAGTTAATAGAACAGTAACAGAAAGTTTATTGGGGCCAACGTTTGGTAGCTTATTGTCTACTACTGTTGCGGCTAATAACGCCATAACTTCAGGCGATCCAATAACAGATTCAGACGTAAGAACGTTAAGAAGATTATTGCCTTATCAAAATTTGTTTTTTTTAAGGCGTGGATTTGATGAAATACAAAACAACATAGTGGACTAAGGTGCAAAAAAATGACTGTAACTAAACTGATTACTAGAAACGATTACACTGTAACGGGCGCAACTCAAGCCGCTTTTGATTACAAATTTCTAGTTCTAGAAAAGAGCGACATAGTAGTTTATGTTAATGGGGTTGTGGCTCCGACTGCAAATTATTCTGTTTCTCCGCTAGGTGATCCTGTTGGTGGTACAGTTACATTTACAGTGGGTATTCCTGTTAGTGCTAATACAGTAAGTCTTGTATTAGAAATGCCTCTTGATAGAACTACAAATTATCAAAACAGCGGAGATTTTTTAGCTTCTACGGTTAATGCTGACTTTGATAAAATATATGTAGGCGCAATTCAAAATGAAAACTTTATTGATCGCGGTATACGATTACAAAATGTAGAGCCAACTCCAAACAATGGTGCGCCTTTAACTATGGATCTGCCTCTTAAAGCCGCTCGGCTTGGCAGGTTATTAGGGTTTGATACTGTGCATGGTGTCCCAATTATGGGGCCATTAATAACCGATGTAACTGGTGGATTAACTCTTAAAAGTACTTTAGTAAACGGTAACATTACTGGCGGCACTAATATTGACATAACGTCTGGTGACGGCATTTCAATGTTAGCTAATTCAATTACCATCAATAAATTTCTTGATGAAAACGACATGGCTTCAAATAGTGCAACTGCACTTGCCACTCAACAATCAATTAAAGCCTATGTAGATTCAGCGGTAGGGTTATTTGATTCTTTAGAAGAAGTATTAGCTAACGGCAACACCACTAATGGCAGTAACATTGTTGTGTCTAATGGAGATTCAATTTCTATTGGAGGCCAATTAAGTTCTGACACTGTTACAACTATTGACGCTACTGTTACTAATAGCGATTTAGCTACTGCTCTTGCTATTAAATCTTATGTAGATAATTCTGTTCCCCCTGCTGAATCTTTAGCTAATACATTAGTAGCAGGTAATATTACTGGTGGCAGTAACATTGAAATGACTACTGGTGACAGCATCAAGATGGGTGCAAGCATTAGTTTATTCAGTACTGATGGCACACTTTCAAGTAATAGTGATGTAATAATTCCCACACAAAAAGCCATAAAAACTTATGTAGATAATGCTGTGCCTGCGGCTGAATCTTTAGCAAACACTTTATTGGCAGGCAATGTTACTGGGGGTACAGAAATATCTGTAAGTTCAGGAGATGCTATTACATTTGCAGGAACTGGAAAACTCAAACATGGAACAGACTCAAGAATAGACATAGACTCTGGCGGTGTTGATTTGTTCGGTGCTGTCTTTTTAAAGAGTCAAATAGGTCAACCTGCTAGCAGTTTAAACTTTAGCCAAGGTGCAACTATTAGTGAGTTTAGTATTGATGGGACATTAAGTGGAGATAGCAATACAGCTGTTCCTACAGAAAAAGCCGTAAAAACGTATGTTGATGCTACCGCAGGAGGAGTAGGTACAGTTACTTCAGTAGGTATTACTCACGCAGGCGATGCGTTTGCAGTAGGTAGTGCAGTTACTACTAGCGGTACATTAGACATTACCATGTCAGGATCATCTACTCAATATATAAACGGTGAAGGTAATTTAATAACTTTTCCTGCCGCTTCAACTGGTACTGTTAGTTCTATTGGAGCATCTATTGACGGTGATGCTATTGCTATTACAGGTAGCCCAGTTACTACATCTGGAACATTAGCATTTGAATTTGAAGGGACTAATGCACAGTACATAGATGGAGCAGGAAATCTTACTACTTTCCCTGCTGATGCAGGTGGTACTGTAACGTCTGTAGCCGCAACTGGTGGTGGTGGAATTACTGTAACTGGTAGTCCAATTACTACAAGTGGCACATTAGACATTAGTATTGATAGTACTGTAGTTACCAAGACAGGAACGCAAACTATCTCAGGCAAGACTATGAGTGGTGTCATCCTTAATGGTAACGTTAATGGCACTGGTGTTCTTACTAGTACTCAATTTCCTACAAATTCTACCAACAATAATCTTGCGTCAGCACTTGCTGTCAAAACTTATGTTGATGCTCAAGTAGGTACATCTGATACTCTTAAAGAAGTTCTGGTTAACGGAAACGAAACTGACGGTACAAATTTAATAATTTCGTCAGGAGATAAATTTGAGTTAGGCGGTCAAGAAGTTGATGATATTAAAACGGATTTTACTTTCCCATCTAACAGTCAATTAGCAACTGCAAGTGCAATTAAAACTTATGTAGACTCACAAATACCTGCCTCTGAATCCTTAAAAAATACTTTAGTCGCAGGCAATCAAACCGATGGTACAAATTTAGTTGTTAGTACTGGAGATACATTAGACGTTGAACAATTTTTTAAATTAAATGCTTATACAGTACAAGACATTGTTAACACTATTGACGCTACTACTAGCGCGCAAGATCTAGTAACTGGAGCCGCAGTTAAAGCCTATGTTACTTCTCAAATACCTGCTACAGAATCGTTGTCTGCTACATTAGCAGTAGGAAATACCACTGGCGGCAATGACATAATATTAAGTTCAGCTGATGATTTAAAAGTTGTAAACAGTTCAAGTGTTGAGAAAATTGTAATAGACCGAAAGTCAGGCGAACCCGCTCTTGGCAATATAACGTTAAAACACGGTACAACTGGTGCTGTATTTGAAACTGATGGTAATTTTTATAGTAGTGACGGTACTAAACGACTTTACTTTCAACAAACAGGAGGCGGTTTAGGCGACACAATATTTGTAAATGATGCAAATGGAAACTTTAAATTTGAAAACACTAGTGGGTCACAACTAATAGCGTTTGATAATGTAGGCGCTATAAGCATCATGAACAATAACGTTCAAGCAGTTCCTGCAAACAGTGCTTTGTCTGTCGATAACAAAATTATAATTGACGATGATAGAAACATTAAAAATGTTCCTATTATTTATAACGCTAATTCTGGATCGCAAGCAATAGATTTGAACAATTCAGATTCACTGATACTTGATACACCTGATGGTCACTCTGCTTTATTATTAAGTGGTGGGACTTTTGATACAAACTACTACAGTAACGAAACACATCGCTTTAGGGCAGTAGACGCTCTTGATATTTTTGGAGACTGGAACACTACTAAGCTTCAGGTTTTAACTGACTTTCAATTGGGTACTTCAATTCAAGTTAGTAGCATATTAGATGAAGATAATATGACATCTAACAGTCCTACTGCTTTGGCAACACAACAATCTATTAAAGCGTATGTAGATGCTAACGCAGGAGGGGGTGGAAGTGTAACTTCTGTTTCTTCTACTTTTGGCGGCAATTCAATAAGTGTTTCGGGAAGCCCTATAACGTCTAGTGGTACTCTTGCATATGGTTTTGCAGGTACTGCAAGTCAATATATAAATGGTGCAGGTAACTTAGTTACAGCATCATTTGGTGATTACTTACCTCTCAGTGGTGGAACGCTAACAGGTGGGTTGTCAGGAACAACTGCATCATTCTCAAGTACTTTATCTAGTGGCAATATTACAGCAGGGCTAATTGGAGCAGGTGGCGCACCTGTAACTGGCTATGCTTTATATGCGCGTGGAAGTATCGCCCAAGACTCTGGCAGTATGCTTGCTTTTGGTAATGTCGTGGCAGGAATGGGATTTGTTAAAGCGGCTAGTGGCGGTTCTGGCGGTTACTATGTAGCAAGCCAACAGGTAATTGATGGCAGTAGAAACCTGACAAACATCGGAACTATCAATAGCGGGCAAATTACAACAACTGGAATAAATGTATCAGGTTTGGTTGAGTTTGATTCTTTATCGGGAACAGGTGCGGTAGCTATTACTGACATTCTTGATGAAGATGCCATGACATCTAATAGCGCGACTGCTTTAGCTACACAGCAATCTATCAAAGTTTATGTAGACAATGCAGTGGCAGGCGTACCTGTAGGAGATATTACTGACGTAACAGTTTCTTCTCCTATAACGGGGGGCGGTTCTAGTGGATCTGTAGGTATAGGAATAACAAAAGCTACTACTTCTGCTGACGGATATATTAGTTCAGCTGATTGGAATACCTTTAACAACAAAACAAGTAACGTAGGAACAGTAACAGGCGTAACAGTTAACGGTAATGCATATACAGCTACTGGCACTGGGGCGGTAACAATTGCACCGCAAGGTATTGCTTCACAATATATTAACGGTGCAGGTAACTTAGTTACGTTCCCAACTGATCAGCAAGGTGTTACTTCAGTAGCATCTACAGTAGCAGGTACTGCATTAGACGTTAGCGGAACACCAATAACTGGAACTGGAACATTAGCATACACTTGGGCAGGCGCGCCTTCACAATATATTAACGGAGAAGGTAATCTTGTTACGTTCCCAAGTGCTAGAGGTGTTACATCTGTTTCTTCTACTATTGGTGGAAACGCTATAACAGTTACAGGTAGTCCAATTACTGGTAGTGGTACTCTTGGATATAGTTTTGCAGGAACTTCAAGCCAATACATTGACGGTGCAGGAAACTTAACTACATTCCCATCTAGTTTTAATGACAGTCTTGATCATGTTCTTTCTAACGGTAATACCACTAACGGAAATGATATTGTAGTTTCAAGTGGTGACAAGCTTACTTTTTCCAACGGATTAACTATTGATAGCCAAGCGTCCAACACTATTATTAGTGAAACCGCATCTGGTAGTTTATTAATACGCGGAACTAATATAAATCTGCAAAGTGATGACAATGATAATTATATTCAATGTGTAGAAAATGGTGCAGTTACTTTATACCATCAAATATCAGGCAACTCTCAAGCAAGTTTAAATACTACAACACTTGGAATAAATGTTAACGGTAGAATGGAATCTGATTCGTTATACCTTGGATCAGGTGCAATTGTTACTACTATTTCTACAAGTGATAGTTTAGGAACAAGCGATACCACACTGTCTACAACTGGAGCCATTAAATCTTACGTTGATACTGCAGTGGCAAGCGTACCTGTAGGTGACATAACTGGTGTTAGTGCTACTAGTCCTCTTACTGGAGGCGGTACTTCTGGAAACGTTACTTTAGCAATACAAGTAGCATCAGGTTCGCAATCAGGTTATTTAAGTTCCACCGACTGGACTACGTTTAATAACAAGTCTAGTTTCTCTGGTGCATATAATGATTTAACAGGTAAGCCAACAATACCAACGAATAATAATCAACTTGCTAATGGAGAAAATTATACAACTAACACTGGTACAGTTACAGGAGTTACGTTTAATGGCAATGCATTTAGCGCAAGTGGCTCAACAACTGTAACAATTGCACCACAAGGTAATTCTGGTCAATATGTAAATGGTGCAGGTAACTTAACTACCTTCCCAACCGATCAGCAAGGTGTTACGTCTGTCGGTGTATCTATAGGAGGCAATGCATATGCTGAATCAAACTCTCCTATTACTTCTAGTGGAACTATATCTCTTACTCCACAAGGTAGTTCTAGTCAATATGTCACTGGCCAAGGAAATCTTGCAACATTCCCGTCAATACCATCAGTAGGCAATGGAACATTAACTGTTACTACAAGTGGCAGTGCATCTGGCGGTGGTACATTTACGGCTAACCAAAGCGGAAACTCCACTATAAATATTGTTGGAGCAAGTATTCCTAGCGTTGGCAATGGAACGTTTACAGTATCTACAAGCGGATCTGCAACTGGTGGTGGAAGTATGACTGCCAACCAATCTGGTAATAGTTCAGTAACTATTAATGTTCCTACTATTCCTAGTGTTAACAACGCCACTATTACGTTAGCCGCAGGCACTGGCATGACAGGTGGAGGCGCATTTACATTAAATCAAAGTAGTAACGAAACAATCACTTTTAATTCAACTGGTGGAGGAATTGGAGGAAGTGGAACTAATGATTTTGTACCGCTGTTTAATGGCACAACATCAGTAGATGATTCCATTATGCAACAAACTACTAGCGGTAGTTCTAAAAAAATAGTTGTAAATGGCAGGATGGATCTTACTGGAAACGGTGGCGATGCTAACGGAGGAACTTTAAAGCTTACTTCTAGTAGTGCAAGATTAGGAATTGCAACTAGTGCTATATCTGGTGGAGAACCAGAAGCATCATTAGATGTAGGAAAGAATGCAAGAGTAAGAGGATCGTTAAATGTAGGTGCAACATCTGAACAATATTTATTTGTAAGTTCAGCGCAAGATACACCTATAGGCTATGTAAGAATGGGCTACTACGGAGGTGGTACAGATTATGATCTTTCTGGTGACGCGGCACAAGCAACCCAATATACAACAGCCTTTAGTAATGGAGGTAAAATATGTGAAGACGAAAGAATAATGACTTTCAAGTTTTCTAGATCAGTATTTGCAAATATAGATAGTACTGGTAAAGAATTAATTGCGGCAGACAGTAACTTTACTTACATTGTTAAAGAAGCTTATCTATTCTCCTCTCCAGACGGTGGTGGAAGTGCGCCAACTCTAGGAAGTGGAGATTTTTTCAACATAGAATATCAAACAATAACATCAGGCGGAACAAAAAATACTAAAGCTTTTAAAGTTGGGGATAGTACATTTAATCAGAGTAACGGGGCAAGAAGAATAATAGGATTTGAACCAATTCAATACGTAGCTATAGGAGCCGCATCAGCAGTGCCAAGATCATCTGTAAGGATTACCTCAACTGGACTGGCTAGTTCTGGTACCGGAACTTGCAATATTTTCTTAAGAATGAGAGTAAAAAATATAGATTTTGCTGATGATATTTCAAACAATCCCCAACTTATAACAATAACGTAGGTAATTACAACTAGTGGCTACTATAAAAGAAACAATGATCAGGATGGAAGCGCACGAGAAGGAATGTCTCGTGCGTTACACTGATATTCAGCGTCAGTTAGAAGAAAGCAAAATAAGATTCGTTAAATTAGAAAGAATGATATTTGCTATTTATCCATTTATATTAGGTGCAATTGCGTTTGCCAAATATGGTTGAAGGTGCAATAATTACACCTCAAATAACTTATAGGATAAAACAATGGATTTTAATAACCCTGAAACTGGCGATGTAGTCACATTAGAACGTGAAGATTTAAACCCAGAAGCAATGGTATATTGGGATGACATAAAAGAAATGCAATCAGGCGTAGTACAATTAAAAATTGCCTTGATGAAAATGGACAATAACATTTCGATGATGGCTACTCGTTTGCTTGCGGCACAAAACCCAGTAGAAGAAGCTGAAGTTGTAGAGGACGATGCTGAGTAATGTTATGTTAAATCAATTAATTGGCCCTGTGTCAGCTATCATTTCAAAATTTGTGGTAGACAAAGACAAGCAAAGTGAACTAGCCCATGAGATTTCTACTCTTGCGGCTAGACACATGCAAGAATTAAACAAGGGTCAATTAGATATCAATAAAGTAGAGGCGGCCCACGCTTCTATTTTTGTGTCCGGATGGCGGCCTGCTGTTGGGTGGTGTTCTTGTTTTGGATTAGGATACTCTACTATTTTAGCACCTTTTTTAGCTATCTGGTTTCAAGTTCCAGAAATTGACACTGGTTTGCTGTCTACTGTGCTTATGGCAATGCTTGGCATGGCAGGATTAAGAAGTTTTGATAAGAAAAACAATGTTGCTAGCCGTTAAGAAAGCATACTTCTTTTTTTCTTTGGCATCCGATTAACAATTTTCTTACCCGTTTTCTTGGCGGCTTTTCTTGCGGCCATTTGCCCTTTTGGTGTGTAAGAATAATGTCTTGATCCGACTTGTGGCATTATAAAACCTATAAAAAATTTTTGAAATCTGAAAGTCGATTATAACATATTAAGCCATATAAGGGTGATGTGCTAACAACTCACTATGGTCAGGTGGCGTATTAAATCTTTCCTCTTCACCTTCAACCTCTTCCCAAATATTATCTATTTCATGTTTGGCATAAGCAGGCAAAGCAGAAGAATATATTACTGATTCAAGAATAGAATCTAGCCTGTCAGATACGTCATCAATTCCACAATCTTGTGCGCGTTTTCTTAGCTCACTTAAATATGGCATAACCTGTCCTCATGGTATTTAATTAACCTAGTAAATTCTTCTAACATTTCTTTGTAATCAGCAGTGTATAACTTTTTAATTTTCCTTTTGTCTTCATGCATCTGCCTAACAAAGTCCTCACCGTACCAATCAATCATCCATAACGTGTACTGCCCTTCAGCACTTCCCTTACTCATTCCAAATGCATTGCATCCTTTACATTGTGGATGGACGTTTTCAATTTCTAATGCCCAATAAGAGGAACTACCTTTTGATATGTAATGACCTCCATCGCAATCTTTCCAACTCATTCTTTTATCGCAAGAAACGCAATTCACCATTCCATACTCGTCAGCCGCAGATATTCTTGCTAATTTTTGTATAGATATTAAACATTTTTTTCTTAGCGTTTGAGCCATTTTAAACCTCATTTTAACATAACTGGTAGGATATATCATATTTGCTCGTAAACGCCTTGAAACAGGCTTATATTGGCTTATTCGTCCTGTTTAGACTTCAACGCTAAGTACTCACTGTCATCCGGAATAGGCAGGTGTATATTTTTCTCTGAAGCAAGGTTATATATTTGATCCATAAAAAAACACATTTCACCTTTACTTAGCTTAGTAATGCTTTTGACTTGTCCTTTAAAAGACGTATCTCTAAATGAATAATTAGCTACGCCAAGAAACTTATTTTTTAAAAAAATTTTAGTAAATTCAAATTCATCTTTAGTTGCTTTTTTCTTTTCAGCCGCACACCATTTTTCTGCAAGTATTCGCACCCACGCATGGAAAAGATTTTCTTGAGATCTACTGGCAGGGTTAACGTATCGTTCAATTCTAACGGCCGCAGGGTGGTCATTATAATCCCATTTCTCTAACCGCTTGATTATAAAAGGTAATTTTTTTTCAAGTTCGCGTTTATCTTTGAAATAGTAATAATCCCCCTCAGTGCCGTATTTCATCGCAATTTTTTCCTTAACCAGTGTTGTGATAAATCTGAGTTAAATGTTTTGCTTTTTTGTTCCACTTCACTTTTTTTCTTTTTATGAATTATTAAGTCAATATCTTGGCAAATCTTTTTACCCTTTAACCTTTCGCTAACAAAAGGTAGAGATCTGGAAAATGCTTTTGCTATGTCAGTCCTGCTATATTTAACCCCACGTTCCAATCGTGGATTATCACCATCATACATCCAAAGAACTGCACGTTTATCCGGCACGTTTATTATTTTTTTAATATTTTCCATATCATTACCTTTATTCGTATCCTTCAGCCCATGATCTGTCGGTCAATTGTTCTGAAATGGGGGTGTCTCTAATAGACCTCTCGCCTCTTGGTTTTTGAGGTTGCCTAGCTTGACTTGCTACAGCTAACTCGTCTTCCCAACGCTCCTGCCCAAGATAAGTAGCAGGATAAGGAATAAATTTAACATCAGACCATTCGCCTTGCAAGACTCTCTGCTCTATATTTGTTGCTATAGCTTTAACAGTATCCTCGCTTTTCACTTTCTTAGCCCACATCTTCCTAGCCTCAGACTTACCTACCTTCCTTGGATAAACAGACCAAAACCCATCGAAATGATCTATATTCAATGTAGTACTAATTGTAGTATTAGAATTTGTAGTATTATCTTTCTGAATTTTCTGGGGAGGGGTATTCTGATTTTCTTGGGTAGCCCCTTCGGATAATCTTATATACCTATTAAGAATTTCTTTACTACCTTCCCTGTAAATAATCTGTACCTCAATGTATCCGCAGTCCTTAAGATTTTTAACCCAATCACTAACGGTTGTCTTGGTAACACTGTACAAATCAGAAAAGTATTTGTTTTGCGCCCAACAATATCCTTCTTTATTGCACAATGCAGTAATCTCGCCATACAGTAACTTAGCGTTTGGCTTTAGCCTACTGTCATACCTGACGCTTGCAGGTATAACAGCATAATAGGCCGGAGTATCAGGCATTCGTAGATACCCGTCTTAAGACAGGGCGAGAAGTGCTTGCTATTTCATCTAATTCAATCTCACCTTGCGCGATAAAACTACTAACACTAACGCCACAACAATAAGCCATAGTTTTTAACATATATAATGACGGTTCAGCTTTACCGTTAAGCCAACGATGTATGTTTGTTTGACCTAATCCAGTTGCGCTAGCAAGTTCTGATTGATTCAAGTCGTGAAAATACATAAAAAACTTCATACTTCTTCTAATATCCATAATGCTATCCTCTATAAATGAAACTACATGTTAGCACATTTAAGGATGCAGTCAACAATATAGTTGCACATATGTCATAATGGTGCTATCTTAACAACTCAACCCCAAGTCGTAGTGTCTTTTTTTAATGTGTTATTTGGGGTCAACCTTAGAGGAACGTGTTATGTGTGACAATCCAATTCAATGCCCAGACGACCAAGATGATTTTGACAGGCGTTTATTTAAAGTTTGCAACCCAAATCATGAGCGTGACCAAATTGCTAAATATAGTCACAATGATTTTACTGATTTTGATAGAGGAGAGTATGATTGCTTAAAGGGCTATCCACACCAGATGTATGAGTCCGAAGAGTACGACAATGGCTACGCGCAACAATACGCTAGCGAACAAAAAAACCCTAACTTAGATCCGGAGTAATATATGTTTAATTTTCAAAATGTAATATCAGTGCTTTTAGTATGTTCAATTACTGCACTATGGGCGCACACAATAAGTCGCGATTCTATAAGGTCAGAGTATTTTAAAGAAGAGTTTAATAAAATCAAAACCGATCAGCAAGATTTAGCAGATAAGGTTGGTTCTCTTAATGATGATTATGAATCAGTTCAATCTATGCTCAGATACAATGAAGCAGGTATTACAATAACTCTTGAGCAATTAAAAGAAACAAGCAGTTTGTTAAGTGACCTGTCTACTATTGACGCTATGCTTATTAAGCAGTTAAAAGACGTTAGATACGGACAAGGCGAAGCAGAATTATTGCTAGAAGAAGTTAAGAAAATAGCGTTAACTAAACCAGTTCCGCAAATTATAAAAAACGTTGTAGAACCGGAGAAACAAATAACTCCAGTAATTGAATCAATACCCGCTGTAATAGTTATTGAAACACCCATTGAAACACCCATTGAAACGCCTATTGCTGAAGAAATTGTGGCAGTTTGTCCGTTGCTTTCTTCCGATGTTATGTTTGGTAATTATATATCTAAAATACGGATATCTAGGACAGCTAAATTTGTAGCTTCTTACGACATTAAAGACGGCCTTGTTTCTAACTTATCTTTTGCAGGCAATAAGAACAAAAAGATACATAAAGCAGTCTTAAATTATTTAACTGATGCAATTATTCCTAATGCCAATGTTAACGGCTGTAGTATTCCATTTAAAATAGAGGTGTAACATGGAAAAAATGACTCCCCTTATGTTTTTTACCCACGATGGGTGGCAAGATCGACATGAAACTATTTTAAGTAGAATTAAAGGAATTGATTATATATTACAACAGCAACCAAAAACTCGAAGTGATCTTATTCAAAGATATCACTTAATAACAGAAAGACTTTCGTTGCGTAAATTAGTGTTAGATAAAAAAGGAAAATCAAAATGAAAGATATAAATCAACGCAGTACTTGGAGCATTTTATCAGAGATTGACGTTTCTGATTATATTGAAAAGAAAGGTAATTTATCTTACATATCATGGGCTTATGCTTGGTCAAAACTAATGGAAAAATTTCCTGATTCTAGTTATTGGTTTGGATCTGTCACTAGTTATGGTGAGACTGCTGAAGTAACAGTTACGGTTAAGGTAAAAGAAAATCAACATACTATGTGGCTACCTGTTATGGATAACCGGAATAACTCTATCAAGAACCCAACATCCAGAGACATATCTGACTCGAAAATGAGATGTTTAGTTAAAGCGATAGCCATGCATGGTTTGGGGCATCATTTGTACATGGGTGAGGACATAAATCCCGCTGTAGCAAATGCGGTAATAACTCACGAACAAGAAAAAGAAATTAATGATCTATTAATTAAAACTAATTCAGATGTTTCAATCTTTTTAGATACATTTAAAATTAGTAATGTTGGCGAATTAAAAGCAACTCAATACGGCAAAGTTATGGGGATGCTTAATTACAAATTACACACCCCAAAGCCTAAAACGAAATGATTGTCTTAGATCACGAACAAGGCACTCCGGAATGGAGGGAAGCAAGAAAGGGCGTGTTGTCTGCGTCCAGTTTTCATAAGCTGATAACCAGTACCGGAAAACCTAGTTCGCAAGCGCAGGGGCTTATATCAGACGCTATTTTAGGGAAATATTACAATGCATACCCTGATAACGTTACTACTGCGGCAATGCAACATGGTATTGATCTTGAGCCTGAAGCAAGAAAAGTTTTTGAGTTTATGAGCAACAAAAAGGTAATAGAAACTGGGTTTATTTTGCATGATAGTCTGACTTACGGATGTTCTCCCGATGGATTGATTAATGAAGATTCGGGGCTAGAAATAAAATGTCCAACTGATAATGTCATGTTAGGTTATGAGAGAAATCCCAAAACTTTAATTACAAAATACATCCAACAAGTAACTGGGTGCATGATGGTAACAGGCAGAAAAGAATGGTATCTGTTTGCTTACTCTGAATTGATACCCCCAGTTTGTATCTTGATAAAACTTGATGAAGAATACGCGGGTAAATTAGAGGTAGAAATTGCCAACGCCCATACTGAAGTAATTAATTATAAAGGAAAAGAAAAATGAAAAAAATAGGCATAACTTTAAATATTGACGTAACAAAAATCGACAAGACGCGACTGTACGCAGGCCACAAAGGTACCTACCTTGATCTAACTACTTTTATCGACTTAGGGCCGGAAAATGAGTACGGAAATCACGGATTTGTCACTCAATCTATGACTAAAGAAGAGAGAGAAGAAAAGGTTAGACTTCCTATACTTGGTAATGTTAGGCTTATATATCAAGATTCGGAGACAAGCCAATCAAATGTTACAAACATTCAGGCTAATTACAATCCAGAACAAGAGAAAAAGCCAGAGCCAGAGCCTGAGCCTCTTGGGGATGATGATATACCGTTTTAAAAGAACCTCTAAGTACGGCTTGGCGCACCGTCCCCAACGCGCCCCCTATCTATGAAATCACTCGATGAATCATTTGGTATAGCTACCCGAACAATCAAACTTAGTTTGTCTCCCGACTTTTGTTTAAACGATGCCTTTGCAGTTATGGATTTTCTGCAGGTAATAATAGAAAATTTGGAGGACGAAATTGATGAAACATCTAATTATTCCGGATACACAAGTCAAACCAAACTCACCCACTGAACATTTAAGATGGGCGGGTATGTATGCGGCTGAAAAGAAACCTGATGTCATAGTTCATATTGGAGATCATTTTGATATGCCTAGTCTGTCCACTTGGGACGTAGGCAAAAAATCGTTTGAGGGACGAAGATACAAAGATGATATTGCGGCAGGGATTGAGGCCATGAAAGTATTTATGAATCCAATCCAAGAAGAGCAAGCGCGACTCAAAAGAAACAAAGAAAAACAATGGCATCCGCGATTAGTATATACACTAGGCAATCATGAAAACCGCATAGAACGTGCGATAGAATCTGATTCAAAACTGGAGGGCTTAATTGGGTACAAAGATCTTGAATTAGAATCATTTGGCTTTGAAGTTTATTCTTATCTTGAAGTGGTGGTGGTTGACCAAATTGCGTATTCTCATTTCTTTACGTCTGGTGTAATGGGTCGGCCAGTGGCAAGTGCTAACGCGCTGTTAAACAAACGTCATATGTCTGCAGTAATGGGCCACGTTCAAGATAGGTCAATAGCATTTGCAAGGCGTGCTGATGGGGTAAATTTAACAGGTTTGTTTTCTGGAATATATTATCAACATGACGAAGATTATTTAACGCCTCAAACTAACGGATCATGGCGGGGAATCTGGATGTTAAACGAAGTCCGGAACGGAGGGTTTGACGAAATGCCCGTGTCAATAAATTACTTAAGAAAAAAATATCAAGGAAAATAAAAAAGCCCCCATCTCTGAGGGCTTGGCAGGATTAAAGAGTGTAGCCCCGATTATGTTGATATGGGCTTGAATCCACTGGCTTGATTAGGGAATATTTACAATAATTTATTTTCTCCCCGAATTGGTTTAGCCCTTTGATCCGCTCAATCTTAATGTTATGCCCGTCTTTTTTAAGTTCGCAGATACGCGCTGACAGTTCAAAAATCCCCAGTTCCTTAAAACTGTTAATCCTTGTAATGGAATATCCTTTATCAAGATACGCTAATAGTCTTTGATTTTGAGTACTCATACTAAACCCCTTTTTAGTTGGCTTTCTTCAATGCGATCAACATGCCGCGCTATGCTTTCTAACTGAAACCAATGAACACGGACTAATGATTCCATTTCAGCGATAGAAACCGTCCAAGGCTCACCACTGTTACGGTGAGCCTCGATTGTTGATTCCTTATCTTCAATGTTACTCAGTAGATCTTGATATTGTCGGTCAAGGTCAAGCTTGATAATTTCAAGGGTGGAATCTGACAATAAATTAATCAATTCAAAGTAATCCATTATGCTACCTCTAGTCTTTTATCTTGCTCTAAAGTTAACACCGCATTGGAATACATAGGATCTTTAACGATCTCGCAGGCACGATTGTAAGCAGGCAATTTAATGCCGTAATTGTCATACAATAAAATAACGGCTTTAGCCCGTTCGTGCCACCAAAAACTCCAGTTACCGTGAATCTCCCTGAAATCTAAAATACAATCCGGCTCATCCTTTTTGCTATCGTTGGATTTTGCGCAAATAATTGCAACGTCAATAGTATTAATTAGATCCGCGATTTCAGCGCAAGTATCAGTATGTAATTTAATCATGATTTTATCCTCTAGTTATGATGCCAAAGTGCATCGAATAACCTACCCATCGCGGATAGGCTACGCGTTGGACTTTAAGCGGCCTTACTGCCCATCTCTGACGCTTCCTTGCTATTCTCGACCATATATCGAACAGCTTTATTCGCAAGCTTGCTAGCCTCATACAATGCGCTAGGATCCCCCTGCAAGACTTCAATCCAATTCTGTATATATTCATCATGCTGTAGCCCCTCATATGGCAGGCCCATAATTGATCCGGCCATTGCTGACCCAAGTTCCGCGACAAGTTCCTCGAACGCGTAATCCTTAGACCCAAACCCATTTTTAAGGTTACGGTTTAATCTCGATTTGTGGCCCGTCCAGTGGGTTATTTCGTGTAGCAAAGTCGAGTCGTGGTGATCGCGTCCAGTACCACCATCAATAAAAGATTCAACTGTAGGCATGTGAATTTGATCTTGCGAGGGTATAAAACACGCCCTGTTACCAGTGTATTTAAGGTCAACACCTAGCTGTTTAGCCATGCAATTTACGCCATTTTCTGGTATAATTGGGGCATCGGTAACGGATGATTTGGGGCCAAAAACTGAGGCATCAAAGTCGTTTAACTGCTCGACATTAAATACGCGATATTGAGACATTTTAGGATAGAGAGTGGCCCCTGTAGCATCGCGGGAATCTTTGAGCATTTTAAAATGGATAATTCCGGTGGTTTTATTGCCCTTGACATATTTACAGGCCGCATCTCTACCGAATTTGGTTACTAACTGGTTAAAAGTGACCCACTGGTTGCAGTCATAACCACTAAA